GTGTCGAATTCCTCGATGCTCCAGTTGCGGAACACCCGTGCCTCGCTGTTGCTGAGATAGCTGCCGAGCCAGACATGCTTGTATTTGTCAGGATCGCGGCTTCGATCATATTCCATTTCCGCTTTGAGAACGTCAGGGAACCACGGATTGTCCCGATAGTTCACTTCACGGACGATAGCGTCAGGCGGCGGATTGGGTCCACGCAGAAGCGAATCCACTGGGTCGCTGGCTTGATTGGGGTTCCAAGTGAACCATAGTTCCGATCCGGGCATTCGGATTGTCGGCCTCAACAAATCCAAGCTGCGCTGGCTAAGGCTTTGCGCTTCTTCGACCCAAGCACACGAATAGGATTCCAAGCTTTTGATGCTGTCAGCGGTGTGGTTCTGAAGGCCCTGAAATATAATCAACCCATCGCCGTGCTTAGATTTGATCTGTGCCTCTTGGATCTCAAAATAAGATTGAACGCCAAACTGCTCAATCTTCATTTCCAACAATCGCTTGACCGACTGCGATAGCGACTTCTGAATTTCACGGACGCAGACGGATCGACGATTTTGATCCATAACGTGCGCTTCGATCATAGCTTCAGCGAACGTGTGTGATTTTGACGAACCACGTCCGCCGTACGCTCCCTTGTAACGAGCCGGTTGCAGAAACGGTTTAAACCATCGCGGAGTTTTAATCCTTAACGTTGTCATCAATCACTTCACGCAGGATGTGATGCACCATATCGCCATTGACGTTTAGCTTTGATGGAGCGTCGAGACCGATCATTGCGTTGATGGCTTTTACAGCGTTCACCTTGTCGCTTGGCTTGGCGTCCTGGTCTATGCCTTTGGCTATCGTGGAGAGAACATCTAGACTGTCTGCCATAGTCCAAACAACACGTTCAGCGATTGCGGCTTTGAGTTCAGCAACCCTTCCCGATATATTCCCGTCAGCCATTAGCTCACAAGCACGCTTATATGTGGTTTCAGGCTTGGTCGTTGGCTTCACATCAAAAGCTGCTCGATAAGCGTCAGCTTGGCTTTTGCCTTGTGCGACTTCTTGAGCAAATCGCTCTTGTTTAGGTGTCAATGCCATTGTCTCAGCTTCCGTCTTTCGGTCTGGTGGCTTGTTAATACATGATTGCTTGTCGGATGGGAAGGGTCTGCTTATGCAGCCTCTCCACACCACGTCCCACATTCCGCATCCATTTCCAGATCATCGTCAAACGCGCCTAGAAATAAATCAGGTGAACGCTGCACTGCGGCCTGCAATTCGGTGTAGGTGTATTCTTTCCGAAACTGGCCTGCGCCTTTCTTGGCAAGCTGATCCATTCTGTTTTCCTGCTCAATCCACCAGTTCAACGTGCTGGGGCGTTCGCGTTCAATCTCCCACAGTTTTGGCCGCGCCTTTAGAAAGCAGGCATCGCAATTGCCTTCGAACGGCAAAAGCTGAAGGTCAAAGTCTTGGGCATTCCAGAAGGATCGAACATCGCGGTTCGTCACACCTGCGTCGGCTAATGGCAGCGCATTCGTCCAAAGTTCTTTCTTATCGCTGACACGCGCCCTTGCAACTCTGTGCGGCTCATCTGCTCGTAGACCGATTACGTTTGTCCAATGCTCCCACCCCAACGACTGAGCGAAGAATTTCATCGTGCGGATTTTCAGTTCAATCGTGCAATAGCGCGTCACTGGATTTGGCAGGAATTTCTTTTCAGCGATCAGATCGGCAAACGGCTCCCCATTGCGGCTGGCACTGTTGAACCCAACCTCTTCGAAACGATCTTCTATCGGGCCTTTACGTGCTTTCCATTCTAGCCAGCGGATTGGAACACCCCAGCGGCTTCCGCATTCGTGGACAAAGCGCAGCGTTTCTTCGCGCTCCTTGCCAGTGTTGGCGAAAGTTACGTGAACATCCTCTGGCAGCTTTCCGCCATGCGCTTCGATAATCTTCCAAAGCATGTAGCCGCTTGTACGACCACCACTGAATGAGATCAATGCAGGGCCTTCAATCAAATATGGATCAGCCATCACATCACCCCATAGTGCTGAAGGTAGAACTTAGCCCAGGCGTCTGTTGGGTAACGCCCGGCTTTCCAGTTATCGCGTAAAGCAGCCTTTGACATTTTGCCTCGTTTCCATCTGTCTAGGTCTATCAGGAATTGCGTGCGGTTATTCGTCTGCGTCACTTGGCTGCCAAGATGCGTCGAATTGATCTTGCGTGATCATCCCAAGGTTCAGCCATGACTTGCGCAGGAAAAGCGGGAGCGAATTAATTTCCTCCTGCGTGATCGGGCCTAGGTCGCGCTTTTCTTCTTCTGGCTTCTGCACGGTCAATTTTGGCTTATCGAAGTTTTCAATTTTGCTTTCGATATATCGCACTTGCTCCCAGCGCCATGCTGGTCTGTCTTTGATATGTCCGCAAATGAACGGAACAATCTTGGCAGGATGATCGCAAACCTTGCGTGCTTCGAAACACGCATCTTCAAGCAAATCTTTTGGGCAATCGCCAATCGTCATGAGAGCAGCCTTCAACCATTCTACACGATCGGCTTCAGTCATCCCCGAAGGTGAGCAAAGGACTAGATTGATGCCCAGCAATGCCATTGCCTCTTGGGGTGGACATGCCATCGCCTTCGCTTTGCGTTCCTGGAGTTGAATGCGGAGTAATTCCAAGGTCTCTGAGGGCTTGTAAGGCTGCCCGTTCAGTTCTTCCCATGCTGTCAATTTTTCCATTTGCCTTACTCTTTTCCTTAACCCAATCTGCTTTGAATGATTGCCAGCCGCGTGCAACACTTTCGGCTATCGCATCGTTTAACGTCCACCCTGCTTTTGCAGCTTCGCGTTCGATTGCCTTCAGGGCTGTTTCCGTCAGCGGCGCTTTTTTTGCTTTCCGCAATGCCTGAAAATCATTCCAAACATCATCATCGACACCGGCTACTGCGGCAACATATTTCCCCCTGGGGGGATTAAGGGGGGTTATATCTGGTTCTTGGTTATTGGTTATTGGTTTATGGTTATTAGTTGGTTGAACATCTGTTGAGCGTTCGTTCAACCGACGTTGAGCAGACGCTTTACCGGCGTTAGATGCTTTGGCTGATTTATCGCGGAAATGCGTTATGTCTGCATCGGCTCGATCATGACGCCATCCGCAGTCGCTTTGGACAAAAAAGTCATTCAGCACCTGCGTTACTTCGGCAACATGATCTCGCATCCCGATCAGCCTTGCAACTTCATCAGCGTTAATTGGCAACGGTTGTTCGCGCAGATAATAGGTATCCAGCATTCGCCGGTAAGCCAGATCCTCCATCAATGTGAGGTGGCGCGTGTGGCTGGCGTAATCGCCTATGTTGAATTGGAAATAATGCACAGCTAACCGCCTTGCTTTGCGGTATCGTGGCGTCTATAATTCTTCATATTCAATGCCTCCTTAACAGGCGTTGTATCGGGTGGGGATCAAGCGGCTATTTTGATCCTCACCCAAATAAATAACCATAAATCACGCTTCAAGTCAATCTCAGTTCCCAGTCAGGAAACAGATGCTTGAACAGCGCAGCACGCAGGGGAAAGTCTCTGCTGATCGCCAGATTCGTTGGTGGATTAACATCTTCAGCGATTAATCTGCCACGCTCGACATATGTAAAATCGGGTCGATAGCTTGCCACCCGTCCGTTCGCCATCTTCAAGGGCTTGCCGTCGATAACAAACTCGAACTTAGGCTCAATGGTCAATCCCTCGATCTCCCTGCCTCTCTGTAACAGATGCAGTTGATCGCAACGCTTGGCTTCACGCATTGACGCATGAAGGTGGCACTGTGAGCAAACGGTTTTCTTGGAAAAATATTTAGTCACGCAAAGCCCTTTCTACCCGTTCGACTGCTGCGGCGAATTCATCGTCTCGCTCGATCAGGTTCTCGACAACGCGCACTCCATGAAAGGCTGTGCTGTGATCTGTGCGGCCCAGCATCTTCGCCATCTGTAAATAGGACATATGTCCACAATTGCGGCTCATCACATACCAGGCGACCTGCCTAGCTCTTACAGGCTTCTTTGATCGGCTGGGGCTGGTCAATGATTGCTTGTCGATGTTGAATTCATTCATCACCGCTGTAACCACTGCCGAGCCACTGTTGCGTCTGCGGCGCTCGATGTGCGGCGGCGAATACCATTTCGGAAACATGTTCATTTCGCCAGCCTCGTATAATATTCAATTTCGTGCGGCTTCAGCTTGCTGTGCTTCAGGTGGTAAGATGCCAGCGCGGCAAGCAACGGATCGTCTGTTCTGCGGCGAACGTGACCGCGAAAGCTTCGATCACTTTTGAAGTCCCAGCCTGACGGGTTGCCTTGTCCTGGCAGATATTTCTTCGGCAGCGATGCACGCATTTTAGCCATGTCGGTCTTTGATAGATCAACGCCGAAGCGATGGCGAACGTGAGCGAGGATTGTGCTGTCATCGCTTATGTACGTTGCGAGATACCTAGCGAGAGCGATGGGTGTTGCTGGTGTTTCATAGATCATGACTGCAGCCTTTCGACCAAATCCTGACGGCCCATTTCTTTGGCGATCTGGATTGCCTTTTTGCGTGCAGCAACTCGGCTGGGTAGAAAGCGTCCGTCATTGTCACGGGCTTGCTTAGGCTTGAGCCAGCGGGATAAAATCTTAATCATGGCTTTTCTCCTTATGAATTATTTTCCATTGTGATTTGATCTGGTCGGGCCGGATAAATTCAAAGCCCATCTTCTGAAGCAATGCGCCAGTTACATGACGCGGCGGATAAAAGGCTACTGCATCGAACGAAGCCGACACAGTAGCTAGGTTCTCACTGGGAAATGCGTTTAAACCAGTGAGGTCGGAGGTCATCTGCTTATTTCCGCCAAAGCCTTTTCCAGCTTGCCGATCGTCGGAAGCGTCGGGGCAATG